ATGCAAGGGAAAATTAATCAATTATTTTTAGGGGGAATTAGTTATGAGAAGCTTGAAAGAGTGGATTGTAGCTTATCGTCAGAATCGGAGCGTGTTGAATGAATTTTTTACGTATCAAACTGTTCGTGAACGAAATGCGAATGGGCAAACTGACAAGATGCGCTACATCAGAACAAGAGACAGCGAGATCAACAAACTGATGAAAGAGATTGAAGAGAAATATTCAAACACTGTTGATAGAAAAGACATTAACGGCTATTTGCTTCACGCTGTCCTTGAAGTGTTCCAAACGGCGGACACAGAACGAAGCGAGCTAGAAGTTTTAAAATGGGCGAAAGAACGAATCAAATTCATCGTGATTGATGAATTGAGACGCAATCACTCATTAAAAATCGATATTGTTCCTGACGACAAAGTAGTGAATGACAAAGACGATGTTGTAAGCGTTATCGATGCTCACACTTATCAAGAATGGTTGAAAGTCGAAGAATTAGATAGCTATGAGAAGTTTTTGGAGTTACATGGTGGGCTGGAAAACATTTTAAGTGATAAGCAATATGAAGTGTATACATATTTTAAATCGGGGCTGACACAACAGCAAATTGCTGAAAAAATGGGGGTTTCACAGCAATACATATCAAAAACGCTTCAGTCGGCTGTGAAGCGTATTCGTGCAGAATATCTTTCATTTCGTACATATCAAATCATGATGAAGTCGAATACATATCAGAAAGTCAAGATGTTCGTTAATCAGATTGAAAACATGATTAAATACGTCGTAGACGACGAGTCAAAGCTTTATGAGTACGTGGCAAACTTTTTGAAAGAGAATGAAGAAAATGACATTCCAATTAAGTTGGCGCACAAAAACAAGAGAGATTTGAATACAACTGTGATTGATGCGCTGTTTGATTACATGTCATTGAATGACTTAAAGTGGTTCATTCCATATTTCAAAGGTGTTAATGAAGCGAAAACGAAATACGAAAAACAGCGATTCGTCCGCATTGTGAATAAATCGTTTGTGCAATATTTAATTAACGCTGATAAAGCATTGAAAAGTGTGAATAAAATCATCGTTGAACGTGAAATTCATGATGATGTGATGAGATTGATCGGCTGAAAAAATCAAAAATTTTGGTTCAGATGCAAAAAAATCAAAAATTTTGGTTGTATTTTTTCCGATTTTTTAAGTGAGAGCAGTTAATTCTATTAACTGTTCTCACGTGAACGTTTCATTTGCTTCATCAAGAGAATATTTTTTAACTTGACCTTTAGCCAATGCCCCAATTAACAAATTTCTTAGTTACTGACGCATATTTGTCAATATTTAATTCCTCCTATTGTTATTATGACAGCCCAGAAATGGGTTGTCAACACCTTTTTTTTCGATTAATTGTCATAAAAATTAACTATAAATAAATTTATTGAAAAGGCAGGTGAGGGCGATGACAAAGCTGAAAAAGATTCGTCTGTTGCTCGGCATGACACAGAAAGAAGTTGCAAAGAAGCTCGGCATAACACAAGCAATGTACTGCTACATCGAGAACGGCAAACGCAATCCAAGTCCACAACTCGCTAAAAAAATTGAAAAGTTGTTTGGATTGTCGATGCTTTTCAATGATTGAAAGTAATTGACCGAATCGTTAGTAAAGCCCTTCACTGAAGGTGCTCCCTTAAAAAATGATTTTGGAGTTGATTCACTTTGAAAAAAAAGAAGAAGACGTTTGAGCAAATGCTTCAAGAGTATCGAGAACAATTTAAAGAAAACCAAAAACAATTAAACAAAAGAAAGGAGAAGAAGAAAAAGAAATGAAAAGATACGAGATTGACCGTTTAGAAGAAGTAATGTACAACGCCGCAAAAGGCGCAAACAATCAATTGTTCGATGGATTGGCAAAGCGTTTCTTTTTTCAATTTGAAGAAGATTTGCGTGAGATTCACAAACAGTTAGATGAACTTGCGTTACTTTTGCGCGATTTGATTGACACAGATAAAATTGATCGTCTCGTTGAAGAAAGACTGAAAAGGTCTATGTATTTGAAAGCGCCGGAGTTGCCCGAAGATGTTTGAAATTTTTAGAAGAGAGGGACAACCTTGATTGATGAAGAGATTGAAGTTTTCTCTCTCTTCTTATGGACTCGTAGCTCAGTTGGTTAGAGCAGCGGACTCATAATCCGAAGGTCGCAGGTTCAAGTCCTGCCGAGTCCACCAATAAAACAAAGATTAATTAGGGGGTTAATCACAGATGCGAAATTATTTCTTCTGTTATAGCAAGGAATTGGCAAATTTTCTTATTCACGAGAAAGGCATTGACTACATCACGCATGCTCTTGCCGTCAAGACATTGAAAAAATTTCACTTGTTCGAGTTCACAGATGAGTTGAGAAAAGCATTAGATGAGTACAAATTAAAAGAGCAATCAGTTAATGATTTAAATTAATTAATGGTTCACTTAAAAATTTAGAATACTTAGGAGGGGTATTTATATGCAAAAAGATCAATACTTTTTCGTTTATAATGCTTTCACTAACTTTAACAACGAATATAAATTAAATCCAGAAGAATTATATGTTTATAGCTATCTTTCCACGTTACGTACACGCAGAGACAAAGTTTATACGACTTTTGATATGTTGTCAGACTTGATTAAACTGAATGTAAAAAAATCACAAAATATGAAGAAAATTAAAGATTTACTTCAATCGCTTCGTGACAAAAAAGTGATTGAATACAACGATGTTGAAAAAAATAATGAAATGCTTGTCATTTCGTTTTGTGATAATATCGAAGGCGGCTTTGAGAAAATTTATTGTGATGAATTTGATTCTTTCACCGATGTATATGATTATTACGTCTATGTGTGCGTAAAACGTCAAAAATCAAAGAAAGTTGAATTTACAATTTCTCAATGGGAAGCGTTGCTTGAAGTATCACGTAAAACGGTAATTAAGAAACTTGAAGCGGCTGTTGAGAAAAAAATTGTTTTAAAACGTGAAGGACAATACACAAGTCGTGAAGTGCGTTCTGGGCAAAGAGGGCAAGAGACAAACATTTATTATCTTCCAGAAGCTAATGTGGGAGCGGTTGAAACACAAAAAACAAAAAAAGATGATGTCAAAAAGACACCATCAAAAACATATAAAACCGCTCAAAAAACCTCACAAGATAATTGTAGCAAAAATGTGAAAGAAAGTCAACATCAAACAGGTGATTTGAATAAAAATAATTTCAGTTTTGATACAGGTAACTGGTTTGATTATGAAGCATGGTTGACGGTTGATGATTGCATAATTTATTTGCAAGCTACGGAAAGAAATAATGAAGAAAGCAAGTTGTTTGTTGAGCATTGCGAAAAAAGAATTGAAAAAATTAAGAAGAAGCCGAAAGGCAAAAAGATCATTGAAGAGTTGTTGAAGAAAGCTCAACAGCATATTGAAGAGTATGAACGACGTTTGGAACATCAAAGATTGCTGGCTGAGTCGATCATGCCAAGCTTAATTGAAGATATTGAAGATTGTGAGAAGTCTGTTAATGATAATTTACCACGTCATAATCCTGTAGACATTTCGGCTTTTGCAGATGATGAAGAAGATAGCAAGTCTGTCGATAATGATTTGTTTCAATCGACTTATGAAGATGAGAACGAGTCTGTTGATGATTGGGCTGTAGAGAAAATAAGAGCGCTCAAGGATAGACTTCCAGAGAGCAGAGTTAAATGGCCTGTGTTTGATGCAGGCGATAATGATGATGAAGATGATTTTGTGGACTTTTTTACGAAGCGAAACAATCCTTTTGAGAATGTGTCTTTAGATAAGATACATGTGGCTGTTTAACAACTCAATAACTTAACAAGGGGAGAGGAACAAATGATTGAAGCGTTGATTACTTTTGTAGGGGTAATAACTATCGGGGTTTGTGGCGGTTTGCTGATTGGGTCTTTGTTTAATAAAGCGATTTCAAATCATAAAGAAAAGAAAATGTTAAAAGAGGTTTGGAAGGAAATTCAAGAAGCAAGAGTTAGCTTTATTTTGGGGAAGCAGGGAGCATATGAATTTACAAATGCAAACCTGCGGACAAATTCAGACTTTATAGGGGGTGGGGGTATCCATGCTTACCGAAAAACAGATGAAAGCAATTCGCCTTTATTTTGAAGGCAAAATGACAGTTCGTCAAATTTGTGATGCTGTCGGGTATAAACACCGCTCATCTTTCTATGAGCTACTAAAGAAGCCGGAAGCTCAAGAATACATACAGAAACTTTCTGAAGAAGGCTTGCGTGAAGCCCTTCAAATCATGCAAATCAACTCAAAGAAACTTGTTAAAGAGTTGTTGCGTATCGCTGAAGGCGATGTGAAGAATCGTCAGCTTGTCTATGCTCAATTGCAAGCGCTCAATAGCTTGTTAGAGAAAGCTGGGCTGTCGGCAAAGAATACAGTTATTATTGAAAACAAGAAGTCAAATGAAGAACAAGAGTTCAATGAATTGATAAACATGCTCAATGGAGATAGCAAAAAAGAGAATGAAGAAGACAATAAAAAAGAAGAATAACGGAATGATAAAATATTATGTCTTGAGTTTTTTGCCGATAATCTAACAATCATCCATTTAAAAACGTTGATATTTCAAACCCTGTCATCGTTTTGTCTCTAAAAACTCAAGACATAATGTAATATTATGTATTGAGTTTTCTGTTTCACTGTGCTACAATCGAATTAAGGATCGTGAGAGGGGTTGTGGCACAGTGAGCCTTTTAAAACAGTATGAGCAACACTTGATGAACGAGGGGAAAAGTGAAAAGACGATTGAAGCGTATTTGCGTGATGTAAAACTGTTTCTGGAGTGGTATGCTCAACAAACAGATCACAGCATTGAAACGCTCCAGCAGTTTGAATTAAATGATTATCGTAAAGAGTTAGAGCGTACAGGAACGATTAAGACAGCGAATCGAAAAATTAGCAGTGTTAATCGGTTTGTTGATTGGCTGTACGAGCAAGGGATAATTAAAGAAAAGCTACACATTAAATCAATTAAAGACATGACTCCGCTTGAATTTAGAGGGCTTGATGAATCTGTTGAAAAGAAGTTAAGAAAAGAAATATATTTAGCAGGGAATAAGCTACATATATGCATCTTTGAATTATTAAGAAACACTGGTATCCGTGTAAGTGAATTGTGTAACATCGAATTAGAACACATCACGATAAGCGAAAAGAAAGGGACATTGAAAGTTAAGGGTAAAGGGAATCAGTGGCGCACAGTACATCTGAATAAGACAGCTAGAGAAGCTATTGAGGAATACTTGAAGGTTAGACCGAGAGACAAGGGAAATAAATTGCTCATTGGTCAGCGTGGAGCTTTGAAGCGTAATGCGATTGATTTAATTTTAAAGAAGTACGGTGAAAAGATTGGCGTGAATGTATCGGCTCATATGCTCCGGCACACTTTAGCGTATAAACTAGTTAATAACCCGAATGTTGCTATTACAACGATTCAGAGCATACTTGGTCATCGGCATTTGTCTACTGTAGCTATCTATACGCAGACAAAACAGAAAGATCAGCAAGACGCATTAGAGTCAATTGATTAGGACGCTTTGAGCGTCTTTTTTGTTTGTGCAGAGGGGGTATCCTTCTTATTGGGGGTGGTAGTCCCCCACAGCGAGTACCACAAATTTTTTTACCAAATTTTTAGCCCTTCAAAAAAGAGGTGAACAAAATGGACGATCAACAAAAGAAACTCATGCTCGAATATCTCAAACGTCACTTTACAGACGAGCAAATTAAAGACTTGCTCGTTCAATTCAAAGGACGATACACTGGTCAAAACGGTTTGCGTAAAAAGCTCGCCCAAATTGACAAAGAATATTTCGGCAAAGCATACTTCCCGAAATACTTTAATCGCCCATCGCCTGCCTTTCACGCTGAAATTGAAGAACATCTTGACAAAATGCTTAAAGACGAAATTAAAAACCTTTGCGTTGTTGCTCCGAGGGGACATTCTAAATCGACGCTATGTAGTTTCAAAATCCCTTTGTACTGCTTACTATTTCGCTTAAAACCATTCATCTTACTCATTAGCGCAAACGAAGCGATGGCTAAAGAATTTCTAAAATCAATTCGTATCGAACTTGAAACTAACGAAGCAATCATAGAAGATTTCGGCGAACTCAAAGGTGATACATGGAATACAGAATGTTTAATACTTACAAATGATACTTGTATCATGGCTAAGGGTGCTGACAGCTCCCTTCGTGGTATCAAGTATAAAAATTTACGTCCGACACTAATTATTTCTGATGACATCATGAAAGATTCAAACGTTGCAAGTGAATCAAAACTTGACCAACTCAAGAAATGGTACTGGGAATCCCTTGTGAACACAGGCGATACCTATACTTCATTCCTTTTCATCGGCACACGTATGACAGAAGATGATTTACTTGCCGATATTATGAATAATCCTACATATACAACGTTATTTTACCAAGCCGTCATTTCATGGTCAGAACGTGAAGACTTATGGAATGAATGGGAAGACATTGTCACAGATTTATCTAATCCATTCCGATTGTCAGCGGCTGAAACATTCTTTGAAAAGCACAAAGATGAAATGTTAAAAGGTACAGCGGTGCTCTGGGAAGCAAAAAATGATTATTATGACTTAATGCTCAAACGAATTGAAATCGGTGATGACGCCTTTTCAAAAGAGCTTCAAAATGAGCCGAAATCGTCGAAAGATAGAGTATTTCAAGAGCTTGCTTATTATCATGAATTAGACATGTCAAAGCTTCAAGAAATCGTAATGACAATTGACCCATCACTTGCTAAATCAAACCGTTCCGACTTTTCCGCAATCACTGTGCTTGGAAAAGACGAGGACGGTTATTTTTATGTCCTTGATGGCGATTGCAGACGCTTAAAGCCAGACGTGTTGATTGATGTTGTCATTGAAAAACTGTCAAAATATCCTGTTTCACGTATCGGCATTGAAACAGTGAACTTTCAAGCATTGTTAAAGCAACAGCTTGAGAAAAAACTGATTCAAAACGGCTATTACATCGAAATTGTTGAAATTAACTCACGTTCAAATAAGCATTCACGTATCATGTCACTTCAGCCGATGATCGCTAATGGCTATATAAAATTCAATCCTGCAAATAAAACATACAATCAACAGATACTTGATTATTCGTCAACAGCAAAACACGACGATGCGCCAGACTCTTTAGAAATGGCTGTTACGTTAATTCAAAAAATGAGACGTATTCAAACGCTCGATAGAAGATTATTAGGATTATGAGAAGAAAGAAGGTGAGAAAGTGCTGACAAGTCAACAAATCAAAGAAGCGATACAAAAACATCGTACAGAATTGCCTAGATACCAAAAGTTGTATCGCTACTATACAGGCAAAAACGATATTCTGAATCGTACTTTGCCAGACCCGTTGAAGCCAAACAACAAGATAGCGACAAGTTACTGTAGTTTGATTGTTGATACGGTTGTTGGCTATTTCGCTTCAAAACCGATTACATACCTGTCACGCTCTGGAAATCAAAAATATCTCGATGACTTGCATGAAATCTTTATTCTCAATGATGAGGAAGACGCAAATGCGGAGATTGTAAAAGACTTTACGATTTTTGGTAAATGTTACGAACTTGTTTACATTGACCGAAGCGGCGATATTCGTTTCACGCAATATTCGCCGATTGAAATGTATGTTGAAAAAGACAGCCAAGACAATGTTCTTTTCGGCATTCGATATTGGAATGAAAAGCAAGGCGATTCAGACGTAATAAAAGTAGAAGCATACGACGCTGAAGGCTTTTATTACTTTACGTCTTTTGACAACGGGGAGACATTCGTTTTAGATAATTCAATCCCTCATTACTTCGGTGAAGTGCCTATAGTTATCTATAAAAACAACGATGAAGAAATAGGCGATTTTGAAAAGCAAATTCCGTTAGTTGACGCTATCGATAAGATTTTGAGCGATAGCGCAAATGAGTTAGAATCATTTGCTAATGCGTATCTGCTCATCAAAGGTTATCAAGGCACGAAGCCAGAAGATATACAGGCAATGCGTCAAAATGGCGTGTTGTTGTTAGATAATCAAGGTGACGCACAATGGCTCATTAAAAACATCAATAATCAGTTTCAACAGAACTTTTTTGAAACGATTGATGATTTGATACATATTCAAACAGCAACACCTAAATTAACGACGGAGGAATTTTCTTCAAACCTTTCAGGTATCGCAATTGGCTTCAAGTTGTTCGGTCTTGAATCTAAATGCTCGGTTAAAGAGCGCAAAATGGAAAAAGCATTGCGGAAACGTATTCGATTGATTACAAATATCCTTAATTTGAAGGGTGCGAACTACAACTATACAGATATTCAATTCCAATTCAGTCGCAACATTCCGCAAAACGACATGGAGATCACGCAACAAATTGTTCAGCTTGCAAACATGGTTGACCTTGAAACTCGTTTGTCGTGGCATCCGAAGATTCAAAATCCGAAACAAGTTATTGAGAAGCTGAAGAAAGAACAAGACGCAATGGAGCTCGATTTAATAGGTGATAACGATGAATGAGAAGGAATTTCTCAAATTGATTGATGAGCTATTTATTCTTTCCGATAAAGAACATCGGGAAGTATTAAAACTGTATCGGAAACATCGTGACAATATCAAAAGACTTGTCGCCGAATTATTCATGAAATACGGACAAGACGGCAAAATCAATGTTTCCGACATTCAACAAATCGAACAGCAGTTAAGGAACGAAATCAGAAACATTGCCGTTTCTGAAATCGAAATGATTGCGTCTATCCTTGCTACAGTATTCACGCTTGCGTATTATCGAACAGCTTATATGATTGAAAAAACTATCCATACAACGTTTTCGTTTTCGTTGTTGAGAAAAGAAGTTGTTGACGAAATTGTTAATTACAATTGGAGCGGCATTCCTTTTTCACAACGTATTTGGAACAATGCAAACGCACTTGTCAATGCTTTGCGAACTGAACTCCATCTCGGCATTCAGCAAGGCGAATCATTAGATAAGATCGCAAAGCGTATTGATAAGCAATTCAATTCAAAAGCGTATCAATCACAACGCTTGATTCGCACAGAATCGGCTCGTGTGATTTCGTCAGCGCAAGAAAAGATTTATAAAGAAAGCGGTGTAGTGAAATATCTCATTTACACAGCTACGCTTGATAATCGTACATCACAAATTTGCCGTTCTCGTGACGGCAAGAAATGGCGTTTAGATGACCCAGACCGTCCTGTCATTCCGGCTCATCCTAATTGTCGCTCGTGTTGGATTCCAGCAATTGAGGGATATGAGCCGACAAAGCGCAAGGACAACGAGACAAAAGAAGTCATCGAATATAAGACATATGAAGAATGGGCTAAATCTAAAGGGATTCAGTCACCGTAAAGGTGGCTTTTTATATTGTCTTTTTCTCGATTGTAGACGGTAAAGAGCAATCGAAATTAAAATCTTGCACTTCTAGGGCGAAAGCGTTAGAAGGGCAATAGGAGGTAAATACTTATGAATTTGGAAGATGTTAAAAAATTCTTTGAAGAAAATAAAGACAATGAGGAAGTAAAGGCATATCTTGCGGACTTGCGAAAAGTGAGTGTGCAAGAGGTGCAACAAATGCTTGTTGAAAATGATGAGTTGAAACGCTGGTTAGACAGCGAAAAAGACCGTCATTTTACAAAAGGGCTTGAAACTTGGAAGCAAAAAACACTTCCTAAAATCATTGAGGAAGAAATTGCTAAACGCTTCCCTCAAGCAGACCCGAAAGATTTGAAATTGAAAGAATTGGAAGCGAAAATTCAGCAAATGGAGCAAGAAAAAATGCGTGAAACGCTGAAAAATAAAGCTCTCACGATTGCAACTGAAAAGAAGCTTCCGATTCAGTTAGTGGATTATTTCATTGCTCAAGATGAAGAAACTACACTTCAAAACCTTGCTAAATTTGAAGAAGTGTGGACTTCGCATTTGCAAGCACTTGTTGATGAGAAATTAAAGTCGACAGGTGTTCAGCCGAAAGACACTGCACAAAAAGCACAAACTTTTACTCGTGAGCAAATCGAAGCGATGACACCAGAAGAGATTCAGAAAAATTGGGACATTATCAAAGATCAGCTAGCTAATCTTTGATGTTTGAAAAGATTTTAAGCCAAGCGGAAAGCTTGGCTTTTTAATTTAAAGCAAATTCAAAAAAAATAAAAAGGAGAGATGTTTCATGGCAGTAAATTCTTTCATTCCACAAATTTGGGAAGCTCGTCTTCTTGCAAATTTCCATTCTCGTTCGGTAGCTGAATTGATTGCTACAAAACCGACCGAAGTACAAGGTGGAAAAGCTGTTTTCAATCGTGTTAGCACAGTAAATGTAAAAGACTATGCAGGTACAGTTTCTTGGGATGAACTCACAACTGCACCTGTTGAATTGGCATTCGATCAAAAGAAATATTTTGCTTTCACTGTGCATGATGTAGATAAAGTACAAGCCGCAGGCGATTTGATTGACGCTCACACAGCAGAAGCAAGCGCAAGCATTCAAGAAGCAGTTGACGCTTATGTACTTTCGCTTTACACAGAAGCACAGCATACAATCGGCGATGACACAAATCCGATTGCGCTTGACAAAGCGAATGTATATGACTACATCGTTGACTTAGGCACGAAACTTTCTACTGCAAAAGTTCCGATGGCTAATCGTTTTGTAATCGTAAACGCTCAAGTTTTAGGATTGTTAAACAAAGACGCTCGATTCACAGCAAACCCGACTGTGCTTGAAAACGGCGTCGTTGAAGGACAAAAAATCAACGGTATGCAAGTTGTTGTTTCTGAAAACATCGCTAATGTAGACGGCAAATTTAAAATCCTTGCCGTTCATCAATCGGCTATCGGCTACGGCAAACAAATTGATTCGATTGAAGCAATTCGTTTGCAAACCAGCTTTGCCGACGGCGTTCGTGGCTTGGCTGTTTACGGCGCAACTGTATTGCGTCCAGAAGCTATGGCAGTTTTGACGGCTACTATTGCTTGATTTTAAAAAATGGGCAGGGCTTTCCCTGCTCATTTTTTCACATGTGAGGTGATGTAGGTGTTTTTCCGTAATAAAAAAACAGGGCATATCTGGGAAATTGTAGATGAAGATCACATTCAACGATTGAAAAACAATCCTGATTACGAAGTTGTTGAAGTGAAAAAGCAAGAAGAAGAAAAACAAACTGCTAAAAAATCCCCTAAGAAAAAGGGGTGAAAAATAAATGGCTTCAATTGACAATGTAAAAATTTTGCTAGGTATTAGCGACAATTCGCAAGATGATTTGCTTAATTTATACATCTCAAGAGCAGAACAGTTCGTAAAAACTTACTGCAATATTGAAGAAATTCCCACTGAATTAAACTCCGTTATTGAAGATATTGCTGTTTTTCGCTATCGCATGAACGGCGTTGAGAATATCAAAAGCGAATCGAAAGGGAGTCTTTCTGAAACCTATCGTGATTCGTTGCCACAAGACATTCTCTCTCAACTCAACCGTTATCGAAGGGTGATTTTTCGATGAGATTGACTAAGACAGTTTATCTTCTCGTTGAAGGTGGGAAACAAATTGTAGACTACAACGATTTCGGAGAGCCGATTTATGAAACTGTTTTTAAAAGACTCCCTATTCGATGTGAAATTGAGCTGTATTCTTCAAAATTAGCTGAAAACCAATACGGCATTCTTGCAGATGTAAAGTATCGGCTGTTTACAAAGCCAGATACACGCTTAAAATTAGGTGAAAAAATTGAATATCGAAATGAGAATTACACCATTACAGGCGTAATGGATTACGACAGGCACTATGAAGTTCTTATTAAAAAGGATGATGTTCAATGAGCCGTTTCAAAGAAGAGATCGCAAAGATGAAAGCAAAACGCATCAAAACGGCTGAACAGATTGCGCTTTTCATTGAAGCAGAAGCGAAAATGCGTGCTCCTGTAGACACAGGACATTTAAGACGTTCAATTTCACATGAAGTGAATAATACAGAAGATCAATCAAAAATTTACGTGGGCACAAATGTTGAGTATGCCCCGTATGTTGAATTTGGGGTAGAAAGCAAAAACATCAAAGCACAGCCGTATTTGCGCCCTGCTATCGATGAGAATATTGAGAAAATTAAAGAAATGATAAAGAAGGGAATGAGTGTTGAATGACAATTTCGCAAACACTTCATTCCCTTTTTACGTCTGACGAAAAATTAGTTGCGCTTGTCGGCTATACGCCTGAAAACAAGCGTATTGCCGCAGGTACTCCGTCTAATCGCAATGATTATCCATATATCGTTTTTCAAACTTCTCATTATTCGACTGACGAAATAGACACATACAGATGTGATATTCGCATTGTTTCAAAAAGTGTAGTTGAAATGGAGAAAATCGCTAAACGAATCATTGATTTGCTTCATTTTCGAGCAAAAAACAGACCGTTTAGCGTGAATGATACAGCCGTTTATCATGCCAAGCATGTTGGCGGTGCTGTTTTACGTGTTGATGATTTAAATGTTTATGAGCAATTATTAATTTTTCATATTAAAGTGAAGGAGATGAGTTGAGATGGCAGAAGCAAATAAAATTTTGCTCGGTTCGGGTGATTTATATATTGGGCAAGTTGACCCAAATGCAAGTGAAACTGAAATTGAAAAGGCTCTTGTAAAAATCGGTGAAATTTCCGGCGGTGCAACTTTGACTTATGAGCCGGAGTTTGAAGAAGTACGTGGCGGTGCTCAAAATGCTGTATTAGCTGTTTTCAAAACTTCTGAATCTGTGACGTTTACAACGGGTCTTATCACATTTGATGTTGAAAATATCGCAAAATTGAATGCGGCACACTATTCTGAAGACACAACGGCAGGAAAACGCAGAGTAGGTATCGGCGGTCTTCGAGATGTTCCTGTGAACTATCTTCGCTTCGTACATACTAAGCCAGACGGCAAGCGTGTTATGGTGAATATCTTTAAAGCACAAAATCAAAATGGTTTTGAGTTGTCGTTTGACCCAGAGGAAGCTACAGTGATGGATTTAGAGTTTATCGCCCTCGCTGTTCCGAATAAAACAGACGGAAATCTTGTTGAAATTGTTGAAGAAATCTAATGACTACAGGAAGGGAGTTTACACCCTTCCTTCTCTTTTCAAGTCAGACAAAAAATATATAGGAGTGTGAAAAAGTATGAAAATCGTTGATCTAAACGTGCTTGTGAATGAGCCAATTGCGTTCAAAATCGGAAATGAAATTTACGAAGTGCCTTCTTCGCCTTCAACACAGCTTGTACTTCAGATGGTGGCTATCGAAGAAAAAGTGAAAGAATCGCAAAATGCTCAAGAACAAATTGAATTGCTTGCTGAAATGGTAGCTACATTGCTTTCGCAAGGTGAAAAGAAAGTAACAAAAGAGGAAGTTATTAATAAATTCTCGCCTGCACAAATGAGAAAGGTTGTTGAAGTGTATCAAAAAACCATGATGGAAATCTCGAATGACCCAAACTAATGATGCCTTCCCTGCCTATGGAGAAGAAAAGTGTGGCAGGGGAAGATAAAGTTGAGATTATGGAGAAGTTTACTTATCTCAATATGAAAACTGGAATGTCACACACTGAATTGCTAAATTTGCCGTACAAAGTGTTTCTCTCATATCTCAAACATTATCAAATCTTCGACTTAATGAGTACAGAAGAAGGTCAAAAATATCTTGAACAAGTTGAACGTGCGAAGAAAACAGAGCCAGACTTTGCAAAATTGCGCCAAGTCACAGGCTACAAAAAAAGGCAGGTGAGAAATGATGGCTGTAGTGGATCTTGGCGACTTTCGAGCGGAGATCGTGCTAGATGATTCGCAGTTTAGCAAGGCGATGAAAAAAGCGGAGCAAGACTTGCAGAACTTCGAGAAGAAAACATTAAACTGGAAAAAGACAATAGCGAGCTCAATTCTCCCTGCCGTTGCTCCTTCCGTATCGGCAATTACAGGTGGCGTACTTGCACTTGGTTCATCCTTTGCGGCGGCAGGGACAGGAGCAGTAGCATTCGGGGCAGTTGCCACATCTTCACTTAAAAGCGTATTTGATGCGGCTAGTGAAGTACAGCAACTTGAAGAAAAAATAGCTAACGCTGATACATATGAAGAACGAATTAAAGCACAGCAAGAACTCAACAGGCTTTATCAAGGAATGAGCGAAGCACAAAGAAATGCAGTAAAAGATTTGCAAAGCTTTAAAGGTTTCTGGGGAGATTTTACAAAGCAATTTGAAACGCCAGTCTTCCAAAGCTTTTCTAATGTGCTTCAAGGCATTAAAACTGTATTTCAAGGGCTTGCCCCAACAATTCGCAATGTCGCTGATGTCGTTGTTAAATTAACAAGTGAATTTAATCAAGCCTTGCAAAGCTCGTCAGTAAAGGGGCTTTTTGAGTGGCTTGAAACTCATGCGGCAGAATCGCTTTACAACTTCGCTCATATCTTCGGCAACACCTTTATGGGCGTAATGAATCTCTTCAAAGCATTTGCGCCACTAGGAGCAAGCATAGAAGAAGGTTTAGTACGCTTAACGCAACGATTTAGCGAATGGTCAGCTTCGTTAAGCCAATCAACAACATTTCAACAGTTTTTGAATTATGTAAAAGAAAGCGGTTCTATGCTGGTGAGTATTTTCGGAAATGTATTTAACACGATAAGCTCACTGATTGTTGCAATTTCCCCCGTTGCTTCTGTCGTCGGTTCAGCGTTTTTACAAATTCTAAATACATTGACAAGCTTTATTGCAAAACTCGCTGAAGCGTTAGCTTCATCCGAATCATTTAGAAACGGAGTCACGACAGTATTTAATACGATACGCACAGTTGTATCTCAAGTAATCAGTGTAGTTCGTGATTTCGTTGTACAAAAGGTTCAAGAAATCCGTACTTTCTGGGAGCAAAACGGTGAACAGATCAGAGCGGCGACAGAAAAGGTATTTAATTTCATCAGCATGATTGTTACAAATACAATGCCTATTGTATTAAATACGATTAAAAACGCATGGGAAGGTATTAAGAGCGTAATTTCAGGAGCAATTAACATTATCACAGGCGTAATAAAAACGTTCTCCGCAGTCCTAACAGGCGATTGGAAAGGCGCTTGGGAAGGTGTAAAATCCATAGCTCAAGGCGTCTGGAACGTCTTAACAGGTGCTTTAAAAACATTTACAAGTGGTATGCAAGGCACAATTTCATTAGCACTTAATACTGTGAAAAATATATTCTCAAGCGTCTGGAATGGCATTAAATCGCTTGTGTCCGACATCTGGAACTCGATTAAAAGCACTATATCGTCTACATTAAGCGGTATAGTTACTAATATCCAAAACTCATGGAACAATGCAAAAACATTCATATCAAATACGCTCAATTCTATCCGTTCGACAGTGTCAAGTATCTGGAACGGGATTAAATCAACGATTTCAACTATTGTAGATAGTATTTACATTTCGATTTCGTCTAAATTCAATTCAGCGAAATCAACTATATCAAGCATTTTTAACTCTATTCGCTCGACAGCTTCAAGCGTCTGGAACGGCATTAAAAGTGCAATCACTTCGCCGATTGAGAGCGCCAAAGATACAGTGTTAAGCATTGTTCAAAAAATCAAGTCCGCATTCTCTGACTTAAAAATCAGCATTCCAAAACCGAAACTCCCGCACATTTCTGTTAGCTGGAAGAAAGTCGGCGTAGGTGATCTTTCCGTAAAAATCCCAGACTTTGACTTGTCTTGGTATAAAACAGGTGGTATCTTCAATCAACCGTCAATTGTAGGTCTTGCAGAAAACGGTGCTGAAGCGATTCTTCCTCTTGAAAATCGCAAATATATGTCTCCATTCGCTGATGCAGTATGGGATAGAATGAAACAGAACATGCAACGTGAAAGTGTAACAAATAACAATAATTCGGTATACAACTTATACAACACATTTAATTTTGAAATCAAAGGGTCTGTTGATGATCGACAACTCAAGGAAATTCCTGATTATGTTGCGAAGGAAATTGTTAAAGAACTCCGTAAATTTGGTAAATAGACCGCTTTTTGGCGGTCTATTTATTTTCACAAGGGTGATTTACTGATGACTGAAGTTTGGAAATTAGATAATGAATACTACTGCTTGTATACAGAAAACAAAGACATCATGAAGCGTATTCGCCGATACTATACGGATTTTGAAATTATGGCGGAATATTTTAAATTTGATAAATTGGTTGCTGTTCAGTACAAAGTGCCAATTAAGCGCAAACGCTCCGCTTTCCATCTCAAAAAGGTTGCACGTTTTCAATGAAATTAGCCGATTTCACGGCATGAAATGTAGAGGGTATACAAATATATTCCCCTCTTTAAAAACACGCCTGAAATCGGCTATTTTCTGTGAAATCGAGCAAAATACACACCTTTTCACTTCCTTTCTCCTTCCTCATTATCCTCAATTAACTCATCTATCCTTACTCCAATGATCTTTGCTAAAACATACGCTTGCAACAAATCCGGCTGTGTGATGTTCCTACACCAATTAGAAAACGTTTGTTCAGATACTCCCATTTTCTTCGCTACATGATTCTGTTTCAATCCCTTCTCCTTTAACAAGTACGAAATTTTATTCTTCATTTCCTTTCCCCCTAACGTTGTACCATTTCTTCAAAAACATTTTGATTCCTCTTAAAAATTTTTTGATGAAAAATCAAAAAAATTTTAAGGACAAGGTAAATAAACAGGCAAAGGTTCATACGTATGTAACACAAGGTTAATCACTCCATGTTTTAGTGATTAACTAGTTAACAACAAGAAAGGGGAATCAAAATGATTGTCGGCATTGACGCAGGCAATAACGAGGTGAAGTTAGCAGGTTCGCTTGGCGTGAAAAAGTTTTGTTCAGCAATCGGTGAATATCAAGAAAGAAACCTTGTATCAAATCATGGTGATGGAATGGTTTTTGAATATGAAGGACGCAAAGGATTCGCCGGACAATTAGCTTTGATCGAATCTGATTTTGGTTCTTCCATCATGGGTGATACAAAAGCACATGAAGACGCAAAAATGAGGGTCTTACTTGCCCTGCATAGCTATGGTGATTCAGACATTTATGAAATCATTGTGGGGCAAACAATCTCAAGACATACACCAGAGGAAAAAGAACGAATCAAACAAATGCTTGTCGGCACTCACACAATCACAGTAAATGACAAAACAAGAACATTCACGATTGCAAAATGTCAAGTGGCGGCAGAAGGGGCAACAGCATTCTTTAGCTCACCTGTACCCTTAAATGGCAAAATCCGAATCATCGATGTTGGTAGCGGAACAGTGAACTGTGCCACTCTTCTTGACATGCGATACGTCAACAGAGATTCCGAAACGTTACCTTTCGGCTACAACACAATCCGAAACAAAGATTTAAACGAATTGGCAAGAGGTATCTTTTCGCATATGTCAAAGCGGTGGAAAAGAGATGATGAAGTTTATCTTGTGGGTGGTATTGCAGAAATGCTGTTAGAGCCGATGAAAACGTACTTTCCGAATGTAAAAGTATTGTATCCATCTTTAGACGGCAAAGAATATCCACCTATCTATTGTAATGCAATCGGCTTCTACAATCTGGGAAGGGTGCTTTACGATGAAAATAATTAGAAAATCTGTTGCATTCAACCTTGATGATCCAGATCAATTTGCGCTTTATACTCATGCCACTAAACGCACAAATTTTTCGGCGTATGTGAAACGGTTGATACAAAGAGACATGGAAGGGTGTTTTAATGTTTCAAATTCACCTGTTACAAGTGTCAAAAAGGACAATGTTTCAATTGATGCAGACATCATCAATTCCTTTATCTAACAGGTACATCATAGTTACACAAAGCCACTCTGTTTAAGTCACTACTTTAGTTACTCCATCTTGTCTGCATCCTCATCTTGCTTTAGTCGTTACTTTAGTCATTCTCTAATTTCAACTCAAGTTGCAGTTTTAGTTGCTACTAAAGTATCCCTTACTTTAGTTTTGGTGTCCGAATCGTTGAATTTAAAGGGTTTTTGCGAATCATTAAGAGAAAAGGTGGCAGAAATGATGGGGAAAAGAAAAACGGAAACGTATTCCGTCAAGGACTTCATGGCAGGGAAGCACAAGACAGAAACGTTTCCTCAAGACAAATATATGTCATTCGCTTTCGGAGTAGACATTTCAGCAAAAACATTCCTTCCAACAGGAACAAGTCCAGCCGACCCACTTATTTTGCTTGTTGGTGGTATGGGAGCTTTCTTCATTGCTATCAGCATACTTGAAAAAGCACTCATCAGAAATGGAAATGTCATGATCGCTGAAATGATTGCATCTACAATCAACTTTCTTTCTCCTGTAGCAATAGGTTTCTACACAATTTACAAGCTTTGCACAACGTTTTAGGCGGTGAAAACATGCTCGAATGGCTAAAAAAGCAATACGCTAAACAGAAACTTGTGCGTTGTTTTCATGCGGCTGAATTATACCAAACGTACAAAAGAGGGGACAAAACGTTATATATTTATCCGAAGATTCATTCTGTTCAATTCAAAGACAATCAGACGATATACACTTTCACGCTCCAAAACGGCATGAATCCAAGTGAAATTGCGAAAAAGGAATATGTGTTTCAGCAAGTGTTCGGTAAGCAAATTGAAATTGACGGTGACGTAAAAAAGTTTACGTTGATCGTTTATCATAATTCGTTTAAAAGTGAAGTGCTGTACAATTATCAAGCGTTTTATGACACAATTAAGCAAATGAAACTCCCCATTGTTTGTGGCAAAAACAGAAATGGCCAATGGAGAACATTTGATTTAATCAAGCACCCTCACATACTCATTGCAGGAGAAACCGGCTCTGGAAAATCAACTCAATTACGTTCCATTCTCACAACGCTTATTCAATTCAAAAAGCCCCATGAGCTTGAACTGTATCTTGCTGATTGCAAAAAGAGCGAATTTCACATCTTTAGACAAGTAGAGCATGTGAAGTGTGTTTTGAGCAGTCCGGCTGATATTAAAAAGATGTTGCTACACATTAAACAAGAATTAGACGAGCGAAGCAATCTCACTGACAAATTCGGAGTAGCACATATCGATGACTTGCCAGACAGTCATAAGAAACCGTACATCATCGTTTGCATTGATGAGTTTGTGATGCTTCGAAATGATAAAAAAATCATGGACATTCTCATTGAGATTGTAGCAATCGGACGCACTCTTGGCGTATTTGCTATTCTCTCGATGCAACGTCCTACGGCTGATGTTCTTGATACAACGATAAGAGCAAATTTAACTGTTAGAATGGGCTTTAAAGTCGCTGACGCAACAAACGCAAGAGTGATAAATACAATTGGGGCTGATAAATTAGAGCAAGCAGGACGATTCATTTTGCGAATTACAAAGCAAGAGGAAATCCAAGCACCGTTCCTTAAAATTGATAAAGCGAAAAAGATACTTGAGCCGTACACAGTCACAAAAGAAGTTATTGAAGACATAAAACCTGCACAAGAACAATGGTTTGGGGTTGATGAAGATGAGGAAGCGTGACAAAGAGATTGTTGAAGCGTTAGAGCGTTTTAAATGTTTGAGTCGTGACCAAATCGCTTCAATGTTTTTCAATCACACAAAAAAGCCACACACTAATGCTAATTTTGTCCTCAAACGTCTTCGCCGAGATGGATATATTACAGCAAGAACAGACAAAGCATTTCAGCAATACGTTTATTTTCCCAATCCGTCAACCATAAAGAAAAATTCGCAGAAAGTAGATCATTATTTGCTTATCGCTCAAGTATTCATTGACATGTCTAAATACGATACAGTGAAACAGTACGATGTAGAGCCGTTTGTTGCTGACTTCATTCCAGATGCTTTTGCTCGATGGAAGGGGAGCAGGTGGTTCATTGAGGTGCAGAACTCCCTCTATACATCAAAACAGCTTGAACAAAAGCTAAAGAAATATCTTGAATGGTACGAATCGGGAGAATGGAGAAAAAGCCCGTTTGTTAATCAAAACAAGCCGATATTCCCTCATGTGTTGATTGTAGGGAAGATAAATAAAAAACTTAATGCGTCAGAATATCCGTTTAGAATTGCTCAAATAGAAAGTATAGATACATTCATGAAGCAAGTACAGATACAAATAACTGGTGTTAAATTAAAGGGCTAGCGTCAGCTAGCCCACTTTGTTTTGAAAAAACACAACTTACTTACTTCTTGTTAGTTAGTCTTTCTGTTTATTAATTAGTGTTTATGTTATACAGTGGAATTTTGGTCATTTTTTGACCCAAAATTACACTACCCTAGTTAAATTTCGGTCATAATTCATACCCAAAATTTAACTAGTTTAAAATCGGTCGTTTTCAAGACCATTTTTACACCATTATTTATAGCGAGCGAGAAGACCCATTCCTTATGGACAGGAGTTCCCAAGAATCCCCTGACTTTAGTCATAGGGAGTGTCAATGGTCACACCCACGAAAAAAAATTAAAATGTACGAAACCATTGAAATTGTGGTAATATTTATCTGTGAGATGTGTAAAAGGGGGAGAAATAGGAGAATGAAAAAAATATTAATTCTTATTAGTATTTTTATATTCATTCTTGCTGGTTGTGGTAGGGATACTTCAACGGTTGAAAAAGCAATCATTGGACATTGGGTTGAGAAATTCGATAAAGGTAAAGCTCATTATTACATAAGTGAAAATCAAATTATAGAGTTATATAAAGGCGAAAAAACAATCATGGATTACAAAATTTTACGTTCTAATGAAAAAAAAGGTTTTATAGAAATTGATATAATTAATCCTGACGGTGATGTATATAATAAAAAATTAACATTTACTAATAAAAATAGAACAAAAATAAAAGCCATAAGTCGTTTTAAAGCGTCGAGTAAAAATTATGAATCATATGGAACCGAATTTAGTAAAGAAATATCCGAATTAGTTTCATCATACCTTAGCACTGTGGAGTTAAAAAATACTTGGACATATGTTGATGATGCAACAGAACCGAAAGAATAACCATAACACTTCCAATTTGGAAGTGTTTTTTTATTTTAAATGTACAATAATTTTACAAAATTAAACAAGGAATTACTTTCCTCTTGTCGAATAACGTAGATGGGAGGGTGGTGAAAGAAAAATGAAAGTCCAAGTCATCTGTGAAAGATGTAATTCCATTGTTGAATTAGTGCCTCAAACAGTTTGAGAACATGCCCATTTATTCCTGCCATCATTGACAAATACACATTCAAAATAGATGATTTTGCGCCTGTTCGTGTAGCGGAAAATCAAATTATCGTAACTGTGCAGGATAATGAAACGAATAAAAGTAAATTCACTGTAAATGCAACATTTGATGTGATGGATAAAACTTGGAAAGTTATTGACGTTGATTTTACAAAAAATGGATTGTTAACCTTGACGTGTGAATTATGTATGTAA